TAACACCAACTCCGGTAACACCAACTCCGGTAACACCAACTCCGGTAACACCAACTCCGGTAACACCAACTCCGGTAACACCAACTCCGGTAACACCAACTCCTACACCAGAAACAACAACACAAACGTGCTCTGCTCCCACTGGAATTAATTATAACCCAGCAACATCTACAGCATCTCAAATATCTTGTGGATGGTTTACTCGATCGGAAGGAACAGAGGAATCTCCCTACGAAGATGCAAGAGATTTAGTTATTAAATGGAATGGAGAACTTATCTTTAACACTGCAGCAGGGCCTGCAGATTATAGTAATGAAAATATAAATTCAATAAATCCTACTGGTGAAATTCTAAGCAAAATACCACTTGATCCTATTTTAGTTAGAAATCCAAATGATTTTGATACATTAAAAAATGTATTGTCTCCTGTTAATAGAGGAAAAGCAGGACCTATAGGAGCAAAAATAGGAAATTATATCTATTATCCAGTTCTTGGTACTGCAAAAAATAATCTTGGGTGGAAATCTAAAGAGCAACAAACTATAGATTATTGTGTTGCATTTGATATTGTAAGAGTAAAAGTAGAAACTGCACCACCAATAACGACAAAACCAACTGGAAGAAAAGATCCATTAGCACAGTCATTCTTTGTAGAAGATGAAACTGGTGTATTTTTAACTGGTGTTGATATTTTCTTTGAAACAAAAGATGATGATATTCCAGTAACTCTACAATTAAGAACTATGATTGGTGGAGTTCCTAGTAATGTAGTAATTCCTTTCTCCGAAGTTACTTTAGACCCAGAAAATATTAATATTTCTTCTGATGGAAGCGTCGCAACTAGATTTGTATTCCCATCTCCAGTTTACTTGTCTGGAGTGCAAGAACAATCAGTTAGAGTAAATGATTCTCCAAATTCAGAATATGCAATAGTTCTTCTTTCTGATAGTCCAAATTATAGAGTTTTCATATCTAGACTCGGAGAAATGGATATTCTTACCGGAACTAGAATTTCAACTCAACCAACTTTAGGTAGTCTATTTAAATCGCAAAATGGGACTACATGGACTCCATCTCAATATGAAGATTTGAAATATAACATTTATAGAGCTTCTTTTGTAAATGAAGGTGTAGTTACATTCTTCAATCCAAAATTATCTACTGGAAATAATAAGTTAACAGTAACATCCACAAATAGTTTTATTTCACTATCTAAAAAAATTATTGTTGGTTTGGGCTCTACTGGATTTGATAAAACAAAGGTTGTACCTGGAGTTACCTTATCTCAAGGATCCGCAACAGGAACTTTGATTGGAATTGCTGGTAGTATATCTACATCAGGTATTGGAGTTACTATATCAAATGTTGGAATTGGATATAGTGTTGGTACATTCTCTGGAATATCTCTTCAAACTGAAACTGGAAATGGTACAGGTGCGGTAGCAACAATTGGAGTTACAACTGTTGGAATCGCTACTGTTACAATTACCTCTGGTGGAGTTGGATATTTAGTTGGTGATTCTTTAAAAATTCCAAGAATACAAAATCTTGGGTATGGAGGAAAAGTTACTGTTGCATCAATTGGTTCAACAAATACATTCATTATTGATGAAGTTCAGGGAGCATTCTCCTCAGGAATTACTACAATTAATTATATAGATTCTTCTGGTATTACGACATATGTAGGTGCTGGAGTCACAATATCTACAATTATTGAAGATCAATATTTTGATGGACTTCATATGAAGGTCTTCCATCAAAATCATGGAATGCATTCTTCGGAAAATTATGTTAAAATTGAACAATTTAGACCAACTTCGGATTCTGTAAATTCAGTATTGACAGAAGAATTAACAACTTCAGATTCAACAATATCGGTTCAGTCTGGTATAGGATTTACCCAATTTGAAGATAACCCAGTTAGTGCATTAAATATTGGATATGTAATTATTGGTAATGAGATTATCGGATACACTGGCGTCAGTGGAAATACTTTAACATCCATTACAAGAGGATTAGATGGATCTCAGACACAATCTTATGCAATTAATAGTCCTGTATTTAAATACGAATTTAATGGTATTTCTATAAGAAGAATTAACAAAGTTCATAATTTTGCAGAAGTTGATACTAATAACCATCCGATAGATCTCAATAGTTATTATATTAAAATTGATAATGGATCTACGGATTTTGATGGAGTTGGTATTGGATCAGATAGAACTAATAATCTTTTCTTCAAAAAGACAATTCAATCGGGCAGAGCTGGAACTGTCTTGTCAAATAACATTCAATATGAAGTTCTTGGTCCAAAAGTTAATAGTATTGTACCATCAGGAACTGAAATGACTTCTAGAGTCAGAACTTTTACTGGAACAAGTATTGGTGGAAATGAAAAATCATTCGTTGATGCTGGGTATCAAAATCTTCCTTTAAATGGAAGACTTTATTTCCAATCGCCCAGAATAATTTGTTCGGATATAAACGAGCAAAAATTTATTACAGAATCTCCACAAAGAAAGTCCTTTAGTATGGATATAATAATGAGTACTAATGATGAAAGAATTTCTCCAGTTATAGATATTAATCCTCCACCATCTTTAATTCTGACATCAAATCTAGTTAATAATCCAATAGGGTTGGATCCAGTATCTGCTTATTCTGATAGCATTGATGTAAGAGGGTCAAATAAAGATCCACATACAGCAGTATACGTATCAAAACCAATTGCATTAACAGTTCCAGCAAATTCTATTAAAGTTCTTCTGTCTGCAAATAAAAATGAAACTAATGATATTAGAGTTCTTTATCAAATTTTCAGACCAGATCAATCTTTTGACGAAGATTCTTTTGAATTATTCCCAGGATATTCAAATTATAAGGTAGATGGTATAGGTAGAAGTGTATTAGATCTATCATTAAGTGATGGTTCTTCTGACTTTTTTGTTAAAGAATCAAATGATGGGGAATTTAAAGAGTATACTTATACTGCAGACAATCTTCCACCATTTACTGCTTTTGCTATTAAAATAGTAATGGCAGGAACTAATCAGGCATCACCGCCTTTAGTTTCTCAACTAAGAGCCATTGCAACTAGACTACCAGAATTATAATAAAACACTATGGATTATACTAAAGTAAAAGATAAAAATTATTTACTAAGAAACTTAGAAACTAATGCTATTATTAATACTGATATAAAGGGGTATGAAGAATATGAAAGTAATTATAAAAGACTCTTTGCTCAAAATCAAAGAATTTCTAATCTTGAAAATAATGTAAATCAAATTAAAGATGATCTTAGTGAAATTAAAAACTTATTGAGGAATTTAGCAAATGGATCCTGATAAAATTGAGTTAGAAAACTTAAGCAAAAGTTTTGAATATTTTAAATATTCTTCTGAGATAGATAGTATAGATGATATTGAGCAACTTAAAAATATTGCAAAGTCTTATTTTAAATTATACTTAAAGCAACAAGAAGTAATTGCTAGTCTTAAAATCTAATGGCACAACCATCAACACGACAAGAACTTATTGACTATTGCAAAAGAAAACTGGGAGCACCAGTTTTGGAAATAAATGTTGCCGATGAACAAATAGAAGATTTAGTGGATGATGCTGTTCAATTTTTTCAAGAAAGACATTTTGATGGAGTATATCCAACATTCTACAAATATAAAGTAACTCAAGAAGATATTGATAGAGGAAGAGCCGGAACTGCTTCAAACGCTAAAAGTTCTGTTGGAATTGTAACTACATCAGTTACTGCAAATATAGCTGGAACAGCAACAACATTTTCATATTTTGAAAATAGTAATTATTTGCAAGTACCGCCCAATATCATAGGAGTAAATAAAATATTTACTTTTGATGGTGCAAATACCATTACTCATAATATGTTTAGTGTAAAATATCAACTATTTTTGAATGATATTTACTACTGGGGAACAACAGAACTTCTCAGTTATGCTATGGTTAAAACTTACCTAGAGGATTTAGATTTTCTTTTGAATACACAAAAACAAATAAGATTTAATAAAAGACAAGATAGGTTATATTTGGATATAGATTGGTCTTCAGTTACAACAAGTCAATATTTTGTTATTGATTGTTATTCAACATTAGATCCAAATGATTACTCAAGGGTTTGGAATGATTCATTTTTAAAACCATACTTAACATCTTTGATTAAGAGACAATGGGGACAAAATATGATGAAATTTACTGGAGTAAAACTTCCAGGTGGAGTTGAATTGAACGGTAGACAAATGTACGACGATGCTCAAAGAGAGATTGATATCTTGATGGAAAAAATGTCAAGTACTTATGAACTTCCACCATTAGATATGATCGGGTAATCTTATGCTTAATCCATTCTTTCTTCAAGGTTCAAAGACAGAGCAAAGTTTAATACAAGATCTTATCAATGAACAATTGAGAATGTATGGCGTCGAAGTCCATTATTTGCCTAGACAATATATTACAGAAAAAACAGTTCTAAGAGAAGTAATAGAATCAGAATTTAATAATGCATATCCAATTGAAGCCTATGTTAACACATATGAGGGTTATAATGACAATCCTACTATTTTGTCAAAGTTTGGTATTCAATCTTTAAATGAAATAACTTTAGTAATTTCTAGAGAAAGATTTAAAACTTATATTTCTCCACTAATACAGAATCAACCAAACATAAAGTTATCATCAAGACCTAAAGAAGGAGATTTAATTTATTTTCCACTAGGAAAAAGGTTGTTTGAAATTAAATATGTTGAGCACGAAAAGCCTTTTTACCAACTTCAAGGATTATACACATATGAATTAAGATGTGAATTGTTTAGATATGAAGACGAGACTATTAACACCAGTATTGATGATATTGATGGTATTATTTCTGGAGATGATGCTACTGATTCAGTAGATTCGGATAAAACTCCTATTGGAAATATTACAAATTTAACTATGGTTGGGGTAGGAATAACTGCAACTGCGATTTCTTCTATTGTAAATGGTGGAGTGAGATTTGTGACAATCACAAACAGAGGAGGTGGATATACAAGTACTCCATTAGTAGGATTTTCTTCAGCACCTTTGGGAGGTCAAACTGCAAGTGCAGTTGTTGAAATGATAGAAGGAATTGTAGTTTGCAATAATAATATTAATCCTACAGCAAAATCAATTCAAAAAGTTAATATTGTGAATGCTGGTTATGGATATACCGTAACACCTGGAGTGAGATTTATTGGTGGAGGAGGAAGAGGAGCTACTGCTACAGTAACAATAGGTGACGGAATAGTTGGAATAATAACTGTAACTAATGCGGGAAGTGGATATGTAAACCCACCATTAATAACATTTACCGGTATTTCTAGCGTTTCTGCGGCTGCAACTGCAATAGTCTCTGCCGCAGGAACTATTACAGCAATTTACATTACTAACGCTGGTCTTGGGTATACACAATCACCTATAATTACAATAGGTAATCCTGCATTAACATCATCTGGAAACTTTATTTTTAATGAAGTTGTTGTTGGGTCTCAAAGTGGAGTTACTGCAAGGGTTAAATCCTGGAACTCTACTACAAATATACTACAAGTTTCTCAAATAAATGGAAGTTTTATTCCTGGAGAAAATATTGTTGGATCAGCATCTAGTGCATCACATTATTTGAGATCTGTTGATGTTTATGCAGCTAGAGATGGTTATAATGATAACGAAAATATTGAAGAAGAGGCGGATCAAATTATTGATTTTAATGAAATAAATCCCTTCGGAATGCCGTAAGATATAAATACTAGATAAATATGAGTTATCTGTATGTTTGAATACTTTTATCACGAAATTTTAAGAAAGACTGTAATATCATTTGGTTCTTTATTTAATAATATTAGTATCAAACATACAAATAACTCTGATCAAGTAGTGAGTATTTTGAAGGTTCCTCTTGCTTATGGACCAACACAAAAATTTCTTGCAAGACTAAACCAATCGCCAAATTTAAGTAAACCAATTCAAATAACATTACCAAGAATGTCATTTGAATTTACTGGTTTAACTTATGATGCATCAAGAAAAGCAACCACTACACAATCATTTACAGTAAAATCTGAAGTCGATTCAACTGACGTTAAAAAGGTATATCTTCCAGTTCCATACAATATGCAGTTTGAACTGAGCATTATGTCAAAATTAAATGACGACGCTCTACAGATTGTTGAGCAAATTCTTCCATATTTTCAACCAGCGTACACTATGACTGTTGATTTGTTGGATACTCTGAATGAAAAAAGAGATATTCCCGTGATTCTTGAAAATATTACAATGCAGGATGATTATGAAGGTGATTTCACTACAAGAAGAGTATTGATTTACACTCTAAGATTTACTGCAAAAACATATCTTTTTGGTCCTGTTGCCTCTGCTACAAAGGACATCATCAAGAAAACATCTATTGGATTTATTGCTGGAGATTCTACTACAGCACCAATCAGAGAGGTTGTTTATTCTACAGAACCAAGAGCAATTAAAAATTATACAGGAATTGTACTTACTAACTTATCCACTGACATAACAACATCGGATCAATTAATACAAGTAAATGATTCCAGTTCCATTTCAGTTAATACTTATATTGACTTGGACGGAGAAGAGTTGTTTGTAAAACTAAAGTCCGGTAATACATTAACTGTTGAAAGAGGAAAAGATGGCACTACAATTACTTCTCATCTGGCAGGTGCTCCAATTAAATCCATTACTTCTGCTGATAATGATTTAATTGAAGTTGGAGACGACTTTGGATTTAGTGGAACTATTCTTTGATAAAATATGAAAATGACAAAAAAATTTGATAAACTTAATGAAGCTTTTAATGTAAATGATGAGATAGTTCCTGTTAAATCAGAAGAAATTTCAAAAGAACATGAAATAGAAAAGTACTCATTAACTGCAGACGACATTAAAAAAGATTATGAATATGCAAGAGGAAATTTATATTCTCTTGTAGAAAAAGGTCAAGAAGCAATTAATGGTATTCTTGAACTCGCGCAAGAAAGTGAAATGCCAAGAGCTTATGAAGTTGCTGGACAGTTAATTAAAAATACTAGCGAAATTGCAGAAAAATTAATGGCGTTGCATAAAATTAGAAAAGATGTTGAAGAAGAAAAAACAAAAGGACCAACTACGGTCAACAATGCACTTTTTGTTGGGTCAACTGCAGAATTAGCAAAGTTACTTAAACAACAATCTCAAGAACAATAAATAAATAAAGGTTCTTTTTAGCAATGTCTAAGTTTAAATCTCACAAAACAGTTGAGCAAATTGCAAGGAAGCATCGTCTTGATGTTTCTTTTATACAAAAGCAACTTGATATGGGAGAACCTATTGAACATGAGCATACTCAAGATCGTGAACTTGCTAGGAATATTGCTCTTCAGCACTTAGATGAAATTCCAGATTATTATACCCGTTTGAAAAAAATGGAAGCAGATGCTAAAAAGCATCATAAAAAGTTTAAAGATGTGAAAGAAGAAACAAAATCCGGAGATAAAAGTCTTCATGATTGGTTTAAAAAATCGAGCGGAACTGATCCAAAAACAGGAAGGAAAGTTCAAGGTTGGAGACAAATTGGAGGTCGATTTGCGGGTGCTCCCTGTGCTCGTCAACCAGGACAAACTTCTACACCAAAATGCGGAAGTTCTAAAATGGCAGCAAATTTATCTCCAGAAGAAGAAGATAAAGCATTTAGAAGAAAGAATAGAAAAGATCCAAATCAACCAGAAAAAACTGGTGCAGCAAAACCAACTAACGTAAGAACTGAAGAAATGGATTTACAAGAAAAGAAAAAGGAAGGCAAAAAAGATGCCTGTTATAATAAAGTAAAGTCCAGATACGATGTTTGGCCCAGTGCATATGCTTC